CAAATTTTTCTACTGAATCACATAGTGGTAGTGGTGATGCGTGTTTTATAAATAGTAACGGTAATCCCATAAAAATTTCAAAAGGGAATTCATCATCTTTTTTTGACGGATACATGGCTGAGGCGTGTTTCATTGACGGCTTGGCTCTAAGTCCTACGGATTTTGGAGAGTTTGATTCAGATTCACCGACAATATGGAAACCAAAAGATGTTTCAGGATTAACATTTGGTAATAATGGTTTTTATTTAGACTTTGAAGATAGTTCTAATTTAGGTAATGATGCTAATGGTGGAACAGATTTAACAGAAAGTAATTTAGCTTCAACAGATCAATCAACTGATACTTGTACAAATAATTTTGCTACACTTAATCCTTTAGATCGTCACCGTCAAAATACTGCAGCTTTAGGTCCAAGTTTATTTAATGGAAATACTACTTTTAATACAGCTGATAATAATTCATGGAAATTATATGTAAGAAGTACAATAGGAGTTACATCAGGTAAATACTATTGGGAAATGAAAAGAACAACAAACTCAGCTTTTCTAATAGGAATTTGTTATCAAAATTATTTTTATGATGCAACGACAGTTGCACATTGGGATCAAAATGCATATTTAGCTTGTTCATTTCAAGAAAAAGGAAACGGTAATTATGAATGGGCAGGAAAATCAGGTGATGGTGGAATTTCCGATACAGGTATTTCGGCATCAGATGGACAAATTTTAGGATTTGCTTTAGATATGGACAACTATGCTATATATGCACATCTTAATGGAACTTACTTTGCTGTAAGTGGGGTTACTGGAGTTCCAACTTCAGGTGCAAGTAAAACTGGAAGTTTATTATCATCATTTACAAGTGGTGGACTTCCTTATGTAAATAGTGGAGAACCTGTTTTTCCATTTTGTGCTGATATAAATGGCAATAGTAATTGTAGAGTAGATGCTAATTTTGGCTATCCACCTTTTGCAATCACATCAGGCAACGCAGATGATAATGGTTATGGCAATTTTGAATATGATGTACCCGGTGGCTACTTTGCCCTTAACACAAAAAACTTAGCGGAGTATGGATAATGGCTTATACGACTATCGACGATCCAACAATTTATTTTAATACTAAACTTTGGACAGGTACAGGTTCAGAGAATGCTATAACAGGTGTAGGGTTTCAACCTGATTGGGTGTGGATTAAAAATAGAGCTGCTGCAGAAAACCATAAACTTTATGATGCAGTAAGAGGAGCAACAAAAAATATTTATTCAAATTTAACCAATACAGAAGGAACAGATGCACAATCTTTAAAAAGTTTTGATAGTGATGGATTTACACTAGGAACTGAAAGTGCATTAAATGCTAATGGTCAAGGCATAGTTGGTTGGAATTGGAAAGCCAACGGACAAGGTTCTTCAAATACAGATGGTTCTATAAATACCACATATACATCAGCTAATACAACAGCAGGATTTTCAATATCTCAATATACAGGCACAAGTAGTGCAGCAACAATTGGTCATGGTTTAGGAGCTAAACCAGCTATGATTATAGCTAAAAGATTAACTGGTAGTGCTGAAGCTTGGGTTGTGTATCATCAAAGTTTAGGTGGTGGAACAACACCACAAGATAAGTATTTACATTTAAATAGTGGTGATGCTGAGGGAGATTCTGCTGGTATGTGGAATGATACAGCACCAACTACATCATTATTTTCTGTTGGTTCAACTGGCGTAAGTAATGGTTCAGGTGGAACTTTTGTAGCTTACTGCTTTGTAGAAAAAGCTGGTTACAGTAAATTTAATTCCTACATAGGAAACGGAAATGATGATGGTGTTTTCATTGAAACAGGATTTAAACCAGCTTTTCTTTTATTAAAAATGTCAAGTGGTTCACAAGGCTGGTTTTTAGTAGATAATAAAAGAGCGATTCCATCTAACGTAATTGATGCTTCTTTACATCCTAATGCTAATGCTGCAGAAGATACATCATCAGACTTTTTTGTAGATTTTACAAGTAATGGTTTTAAATTAAGAGATAGTGATGCACAACTAAATGGCTCAGGTTCAACATACATCTACATGGCTTTTGCAGAATCACCATTTGTTAGTTCATCCGGGGTTCCAACAACAGCTAGATAGTTAGGCAAAGTTCAATTTGTATGATAAAAGACCTTTATTTGGTGTACCCAAATAACGTTGATCTACAGCGCAATTTAATATACTCTAGATAAAACAGGAATTTCTATGCTACAAAAAATGAATTTTTTGCCTGGATTCAATAAACAATTGACCCCAACTCAAGCGGAGGGACAATGGATCGATGGCGACAATGTAAGATTTAGGTACAACACCCCTGAAAAAATAGGTGGTTGGTTACAACTTGGTGAAAATGATATGACAGGTGCAGCTAGAGCTATGCATCATATTGTTAATAAATCAGGGACTAAGTTTTCTATTATTGGTACAAACAGAATTTTATATGCTTACTCAGGTGGTGTGTTTTATGACATACACCCTATTCGAGCGACTACAACTTTATCTAATGCTTTTTCTACAACAAACGGATCCGCTGTTGTTACTATAACATTTAGTGGTAATCATGGTTTAGTTCAAGGTGATATTATTTTATTAGATAATTTTACAGCTATTACAAATTCAAATTATTCAGCAACAGATTTTGATGATAAAAAGTTTATGGTAACAACTGTTGTATCTTCAACAGCTATTACTATTACAATGCCATCTAATGAAACAGGATCAGGTGCTACAACATCTGGTGGTATTAGAGTTAAAGCTTATTATAGTGTAGGACCAGCAGAACAAGCACCAGGATTTGGTTTTGGTTTAGGACAATGGAGTGGAACAGTATCTGGAGAAGCTACTACAACTTTGAATGGTGGTATTAATTCTTCAACAACTACAATTGTCTTAACAGACGCATCTTTATTTCCATCATCAGGGACAAACTTTGTTCAAATAGGGTCAGAAGAAATATCATATACAGGTATTACAGGTAATCAATTAACAGGTGTTACAAGAGGTGTAAGAAATACGACCGCAGCAACACACTCAAATAGTGTAACAGTTATAGACTCATCTGATTATGTAGCATGGGGTGAAGCAGCATCTGGAGACTTAGTTATAGATCCAGGTATGTGGTCTATTGATAACTTTGGAGATAAAGTTATTTCTTTAATTCACAATGCACAAGTTTTTGAATGGGATTCAAATGCAGCTAATGCTGTATCAACAAGAGCAACAATTATATCTGGAGCACCAACAGCGTCTAGAAATATGTTAGTATCCACACCGGACAGACACTTAGTATTTTATGGAACAGAAACAACAATTGGTGATCCAACAACTCAAGATGATATGTTTATTAGATTTTCTGATCAAGAAAATATTAATGTATACACACCTACAGCAACAAACACAGCCGGCACACAAAGACTTGCAGATGGTTCTAGAATTGTAGGAGCTGTTAGAGGTAGAGATGCAATTTATGTTTGGACAGATACATCATTATTTACAATGCGTTTCATTGGTCCACCTTTTACATTTGGTTTTGCACAAGTAGGTACAAACTGTGGATTGATAGGACAAAACGCTGCAATAGAAGTAGATGGAGCTGCGTACTGGTTATCGGATAATGGTTTCTTTAGATACTCTGGTAATCTAGAGACTATGACATGTTTAGTAGAAGATTATGTTTATGATGATATTAACACAACAGCATCACAACTTATTAATGTTGGTTTAAATAATTTGTTTGGTGAGATTACTTGGTTTTATCCAACTAAATCTTCAGAGATTGTTAATAGATCTGTAACTTATAACTATGCAGAATCCTCTCCGCAAAGACCTATATGGACAACAGGATCTTTAGCTAGAACAACTTGGGTTGACTCATCTGTATTTGGTTTACCTCACGGCACATCTTTTAATGCGTCGGGAACATCTTATGATGTTGTTGGAAACACTGAAGGAGCTACAACATACTATCAA